CCTTCAGCATCGACCAGGACGACTTCGCGGCGATGGTGCGATCCTGCGAGGATGCGGTCATGGCGAGAGGCGCGCCGGATCTCGGGCCGATCGAGAGCGAGACCAAGTCTCTCCAGTTTCGGCGTTCGCTGTACTGGGCTCGACACGTCGATGCCGGCCAGACGATCGTCCGCGAAGACCTCTGCACGGCGCGCCCTGCCCTCGGCGGGTCGCCGGCAGACCTGTGGAAGTTCCTCGGTCGCACTGCGTGCCGCACGTTCGACCGTGGCGATCCCGCCCATCTGGTGGATGTGCAATGAACCGTGTTGCCTGGTTCAGGGTCATTGCGGACCTCGAACAGCGGGGGATCACTATGCGGTCGCAAGCCGACTTCGCAGGGGTCTCTCTCGGCACGATCTACTACTGGAAGTCAGGCGGCGAACCCAAGTACCACAGCGGCGAGCGGCTGATCGGTTTGTACACCGAGACGATCGGGATCGAGCCCCCCAGGCTCACGATGCCCTCGACGTGATTTGTTCAAGAATTTGAATGCATTACGTGCTAGGGTGCGAGGCACTTTGTCAAGCGTCTCGCACCTATGCCCGCGAAAAAGTCCGCACGCAAGCCAGCGAAGAAAGCTCGCCGAGCCCCGAAAAAGGCGCCCATTGTGGTCCTCAAGGAGGAGGCGTTGCAGGCTGAGGTCACGCCCCTGGAGTACATGCTCCAGGTGCTGAACGCGCGCCCTCCGATACAGGAGGATGACGAACCCATCGAAAGCTTCCTGGCCCGCCAGGAGATCTACGAGGCCCGGCGCATGGACGCGGCCAAGGCCGCCGCTCCCTACATCCACGCGAAGCCGGCGGCCGTCGTCAAGGTCGATGCGCCCCCGGTCGAGGACCGCCCGGTCAATGTGCTCGAACTGGCGAAGAAGGTCGCCTTCCTGTTCACGATGGCCCAGGCGCGCCCCGACATCGATGTGACCCCGCACAAACTCAACTGAGGTGGAACGATGCCCCTGACCAAGAAAGGCAAGAAGATCCTCGGTGCGATGAAGAAGACCTACAAGTCCGACAAGAAGGCGAAGTCCGTCTTCTACGCTTCGATCAACAAGGGCAAGGTCAAGGGCGCCGAGCGCGCCGCGCCCGCAACCCTCGTCAGCTAGGAGACCATTATGCCGCGAGCATCAGCAAAGCTTCACCCTACGGACGCGACCCCGGTCCCGCCGAGTACCGTCCTCACGTTCCTGATGACCGGCGGCTCCAGTGCCCAGGCGAGCGACTGGTACGCGGACACCGGGAGTGCCGCCGCGAATGCGGCCGCCGCGGGCATCCACCTTGTTCGCATCACGCCGGTCTCGACGGCCGGCGGGGCTTTCTTTTGCACGGCCAATCTGTTCTCGACGGCGGCTACGGTCCCGTCGAGCGGCGTGACCGTGAGCACTACGTCTGAGGTTCCTGTGACTACTCCACGAGAGTTTCAGGTGCCGGGCGGATCGACCGGGTTTAGTCTCGCTGCATACACTAGCGGGATCGTCATGGTCGAGTGTTGGAAGAAGTGACTCCGTAGCAAAACCAGCAATGCCGTCCTCGTGGCGGCGAATAAAGGAGTATGACTATGGCATGGGGCAACAATATCGTAACCTCCCTGTTCGGCCGGCGCCTCGGTTTGCAGCGCCTGTCGAGTTCTCAAGACGCACGCAAGTCGGAACTGCTGGTCGGCCCCGAGGCCTTCCGAAATTACGCCACGACTGCGGACACGACCGCGACGAACCTGGCGCCCTATGGCACGAGCGTTCTCTCGACCGTGTCGTCCAGTTGCGTGTTCGTCCTCGACCCGCCGATCCCTGGCGTTCGCAAGACGCTCGTGTTCGGATCGACCGGTGGCGGCACCATGTACGTCAAGACTGCCAACAGCGAGACGATCCTCAGCACTCTCGGGTCGAGCTTCACGACCCTCAAGAGCACGGTCGGCAACGGCGGCACGGTGACGCTCGAAGGCATCACGACGGCCGCATGGGCCTGGGTCGGTACCGCCTCGACGGTCATCGCCGCGGCGACGACCACGACGTAATGGGGGACCGGTGAACGCAAATCCCCCTGAACTGAAGGTCGCACTGATTGGCAGTGCGCCTTCTTCCATCCGGCTTGCGCCCTATCACGATCCCTCGTGGCAAGTGTGGGGCTGCTCGCCGGGTGCCTATGGTGTCGTGCCGAAGGGCCGATCCAACATCTGGTTCGAGCTTCATCGGTACGAACCCGGGCAGCCCTGGTTCTCACCCGAGTACTGCCAGTTCCTGCGAGATCACCCGTGCGTCGTCGTGGCGGAGCCTCGCACCGAGATCCCGAACGGACTCGTGCTCGACTACGATGGACTGGTCAAGAAGTACTCACCCTATTTCTTCACGTCGTCGATCGCATGGATGATGGCCTACGCTCTCGAACTTGGCGCGACCAAGATCGGGTTGTGGGGCGTCGATATGGCGGCGAACGAAGAGTACGAAGCCCAGCGTGCCGGCCTGCACTACTTCGCCCTGCTCGCCGCCAAGCAAGGCGTCGAGGTCGGCGTGCCGCCCGAGTCGGACCTCTTTCGGCCTCGGTTCCTGTACGGTGTCGATGAGTGCACCCATGCACACGTCAAGCTTCGAGCACGACGCGAGGAGCTTACCCAGCGACTGATGGCCGCGGAGCAGGCGGCGCAGCAGAAGCAGATGGAGGCCGCGTTCATTCGGGGCGCCATCGATGACCTCAACTACTGCTTCCAGACCTGGCCCGACAAGGACAAGGTTCTGGGGCCGCCGGTCACTGCGCCAGCAACGCAGGCGCCCGGTGCCGTTCAACCTTTCGCCCCGACCGTCTGGACGACGACCAGCATCGCGGCTCTTACGCCCAACGAGTCCAAATGACGATCGTCGCCGCCAAGTTCGAAGACGTTGTCGCGAACCTGCAAAACAGGCCCGAGGCCCAGTTGAAGCAGATCCGCGATGCCGTCGAGTCCATCGACAGCCGGTACAAGTGGCACCCGAATCCGGGTCCGCAAACGGAGGCCTACATCTCCAAGGCCGACGTCCTGCTGTACGGTGGCGAACCTGGCGGCGGCAAGACTCAACTGCTCCTGGGGCTCGCGTTCAACGAGCACCGGGAGTCGATGATCTTTCGCCGCAAGTACACTGACCTCGATCGCATCATCCGCGATGCGCTCGACATTCACGGCTCGCGCGATGGGTTCAACGGATCGTCCCCGCCGAAGCTTCGCCTCGATGACGAACGCATCATCTCGTTTCGGGCGGCCCAGAACGTGGGCGACGAGCAGAGCACTATGGGCGACGGGCGAGACTTCCTCGGCATCGACGAGGCTACGCACTTTGCCGAGTCCCAGATACGGTTCCTGATGGGATGGGTGCGTACCAAGCACCCGGGGCAACGCACGCGCACCGTGCTCGCGACCAATCCGCCGCTTGCTGCGGAAGGGTTGTGGGTCGTCAACATGTTCGCGCCCTGGCTCGACCCTCAGTTCCCAGATCCGGCAAAGCCTGGGGAACTGCGATGGGTCGTGTCTGACGAGGACGGCAAGGATCGATGGGTTGCAGGCCCGGACCCGGTGGAGATGAACGGCCGTCTGGTCTATCCGAAGAGCCGCACCTACATCCCGGCGAGCGTCAAGGACAATCCGTACTACGTCGCCAGCGGGTACCAGAAAGAACTCGACGCGATGCCCGAGCCCTTTCGCTCGATTCTGCTGGGCGGGTTTCGCACAAGCTTCAAGGACGCGGACAACCAGGTCATCCCCACGTCCTGGGTGCAGGCGGCCCAGGCCCGGTGGCGCCCCGAGCCGCCCGAAGGTGTGCCGTGCTGCGCGATCGGCGTGGACGCGTCCGGCGGCGGGTCTGACCCGATGGTCATGGCTTTCCGATGGGACGGCTGGTACGACAACCTGATTGAGATTGCGGGCAAGGACATCCCGCAGGATCGTGCCGGCGCCTGGTGCGCGGGCCAGGTTCTCACCTATCGGATGGACAATGCGCTTGTCATTGTGGATATGGGAGGCGGATATGGCGGCCCGTTGTATGAGCGCCTCAAGGAAAACGGTATCGAGACGGTTGGCTTTCGCGGCGCCGAAGGCACGACACGTCGGTCGAAGGAAGGCAAGCACAAGTTCCCGAACAAGCGCTCCGCGGCGCTATGGCTATTCCGAGAGGCGCTCGATCCTGGGCAGCCAGGCGGGTCTCCGATTGCGTTGCCGCCGTCCCCGCGCCTCCTGTCGGATCTGACGGCGCCGACGTTCGACGTCACGGGCCAGGGGATCAAGGTCGAGGCAAAGGACCAGGTCTGCGCCCGTCTCGGCCGCTCGACCGACTACGGTGATGCGGTTGTCATGGCATGGTTCGAGGGCGCGAAGGAAGTGAACTCCGCGATCGAGTGGGCCGAGCGCCGCGAGCGCCAGGGCGGCAAGCGCCCTCGCCTGATCAACGGCGGACGTGTCGCACTCAGTGCCCGGAGGTACATGAGCAATGTTTGAGTACGCACGTACCGACATCGAGCACCTGGCCCCGGAGATCGGGCCATTGATGCTTGCGAACTGGAACGAGCGCCATCGCAATCTGCCGGCGTACCGTCTGTCGCCGAACCTCGACACCTACGTCAAGCTCGAAGAGCAGGGGTGGCTATACCTTTTCACGGCTCGCAAGGACAAGCAGCTTGTCGGCTATGCAATCGCACTCCAGGCTGCGCGCCCCCATGCGATGGATGAACTTGTCGCCTCGGTCGATGCTCTTTACGTCATGCCAGAGCACCGCAGTCAGGGCGCCGCGGCGGGCCTGCTTCGGTTCATGGAAGACACGCTGAGGGCCGATCGAGTCAATACGATCTGCCTTGGCACCAACGACCCGCGCGTGGCGCGGTGGCTACGAATGACAGGTGGATATAGCTATACGGAAACCATTCTTGAGAAGGGGCTATAAATGGAAGCACTCGTAACCTCTGTGGTCGGGGCTCTTGCCTCGAACGTCGTCGGCGGCCTGATGAACAAGCCCGACAAAGCCCCTGCTGCTCCGACGCCCGTCGTCGAGCCCCCGACTCTGATGCCGGACCCGATGGCCGAGAAGGCCGCGCAACGTCGCAAGGCCGCGATGAGCTTGTCCCGTCAGTTGAACGCGGCTGACACCGTGCTCGCGGGCGGCGATACCAAGCTGGGGGCCTGATGAACCCGAAGCAGTTGTGGGACATCGGGACGTCTCTCTTCGACAAGAAGTCGTCGCTCAATCTTCTGCACCAGGAGATCGCGACCCACTTTTACCCGGAGCGTGCGACGTTCACCGTCACGCGCTCACTCGGTGAGGACTTCGCCGGCAACCTGTACACGAGTTATCCGCTCCTGTGCCGGCGAGACCTCGGGAACCAGTTCGCCTCGATGTTGCGTCCGACGGCGAAGCCCTGGTTCCACATGCAGCGGCGATACCAGAAAACCGAGAAGACCGAGGTCCGGCGATTCCTCGAAGCCTTCGAGGAAACCCAGCGGCGTGCCATGTATGACCCCATCGCCCAGTTCACACGCGCGACCAAGGAAGGCGACCATGACTTCGCTGCCTTCGGCCAGTGCGCGATCTCGATCGAGGTCAACCACAAGTCGGAGAAGGGGTCTCACATGCTCTTCCGGTGCTGGCACCTGAAGGATATGGCATGGCAGGAGAACGACGCCGGCAAGGTCGAGACCAAGTTCCGCAAGTGGAAGACGACCCTGCACACGCTTCGTCGCACGTTCAAGACGCTCCCCCGGATGCTCGAAGACCGGCACACGTTGAAGCCGTTTGACGAGCACGAGGTCGTGCATATGGTCGTGCCGGCTGACATGTACGCGAAGGGCACGCGCCTTCCCTACTGGAGCATCTGGTATGACCCGTCGAACGACTTCGTTCTCGACGAGTCGCCCATGTGGACCGGGTACTACATCATCCCTCGGTGGCAGACGGTGTCAGGCTCCCAGTATGCGTACAGTCCGGCGACGGTCGCCGCACTGCCGGACGCGCGCCTCATCCAGGCGATGACGTTCACGCTGCTCGAAGCGAGCGAGAAGGCCTCGAACCCGCCACTCGTTGCGACCCAAGACGCTGTCCGGTCTGACCTCGCAGTCTACGCCGGCGGCATTACGTGGGTCGATTCGGAATACGACGAACGTCTGGGCGAAGCGCTACGCCCGATCACGCAGGACTTCCGAGGCCTTCAGTACGGACCCCAGATGAACGCCGATGTTCGAGCGTTGATCCGAGAGGGGTTCTACCTGAACAAGCTCGCGATGCCGCAACACGGGCCGGAGATGACTGCGTATGAAGTCGGGCAACGCGTGCAGGAGTACATCCGC